AATTATTCACATTCACATTTTTTGTTTCCGTGTGCATGCCTTTGTGGGGCTTGCACAACGGAAACAAAGTTACAAAAAATTTGTGAATAAATCAAGTTTTTACCAAGTTTTTTATTAACATTCACTTGCATTCACCTTCATTTCATAAAATAGATTGGTGCATATATTCCGGCCGGGCATAAAAAAGGCCCGGTGAGAACACCAGGCCGAAAATTCAAATGAAACCAACTTATGCTTGCTTATGAGATACCAAATATATTACTTTTTCTCAAAATCGCTTTTAAGCCATGTGCGGCGGTCAAATTCGCCGCTTTTTGCATCGTACCAGTTAATGTACCATGCGCCTAAATCAGCGCAAAATTGGCCAAATTTGACCAGGTTAGTAATATTCCGGTATTTCCTGGGCCGTGGCCCTTTGGGGCCAAAAAAAACTATTGCGGTTTTGATTATTTTAGGCATTTGCTATATTTTTACAGTGAATGCAAGTGACTTGCGGTTGGTTCCGAAGTCGTTTGTCCGGGCCAGTTGAGTTTTACTCCTGGCCCACTTTTTTTTAAAATGGTAAATCATCCGTTTCCGGGTTATTATTTATTGCCGCCTCTTTTACTTCTTGCACATCACTTACAATGTCACCCGGTTGTTCCGGCATTTCACTGGCAAGCAATCGCAAATAATTATTACCGGCCTTGCTTTTATTAATCCAACCGGCCAAGCGGAATTTTTTACCATTAATTTCCACATTTCCGGTGTAATCCGGTGAAGTTGGTTTTTCTTTTTTGTTCCGGTAAAGTGAACCGGTGTTTTTTTTGTTATCCATGATAATTGTTGTTCGGTTTACCCCGTTCCCGGTTTAAGATTTTTTTTGTTTTTTTGGTATTGTAATTGTATCCGTTTCAATTAATGGTACCTGGTTCCACTGGCCATCAAAATTCATGATGGCAATTGGTTCAAAGTCATCACTACTTCTTAAATATTTTGGTTTCAATATAAATTGCTTGGTTTCCCGGTTCCGTTCCACAATCATGGTACTTTGCGCCCACCGGTCAGTATTGGAACCTAAATGACCAAGGGTTTCGCCGTGACCTTTGCCAAGGTGTAACACACCAATCATCAAAATATTATATTGTTTTGTAATTCTTTTGAACCAGTTTGTAAGTAACCTGGTTTCCGTTTCATCGTTGTAATTAAGGCACAAATCCAATAAGCCATCCACAATAATAACCGAACAATCCGAATTGTTTGACAAATAAAGTTCAATCATGGCGCGGATTCGCTTGGGCATGTCCTCACGAAAAGAAAAAGCATCCAGGAAATCCGGAATATTACTTTTGTCAGCAAAGTTTTTTATCCGTTCCATTTGCCGGTAAAAATCATATTGCGAACTTTCGGTGTCAAAATAGGCAATGCGGTTGCGGTCTTTTGGTGTTTGCATTTTTATACCAAATATTGATTGAAACGGCGGAATTAATGCGCTTGCAATCATGGATGCGGCATAAGTTGACTTTGATGCCTTGGGTAATCCGCTTATCACACAATAATTTTCCAAGCATCCAACTACCTTACCGGCAATTGTCAATACCACTTGTTCGGCCTTCGGTTTATGCAAAGGGTTATACCGCCGAACTTTAAGTATTTCGGTTAATTCTTGTTCGTTTGTCATTTATTTAATAATTCCAGTAACTGGAAAGCCAAAGCATAAAAAACACAATTACAAAAAGCCAAAATTTGGGATTATTCAACAATTTGAATATTGTTTTCATTTTCGTTTGTTTTGGTTAATTCATCAATTAATAATTCCGCCGCCATTACACATGCCTGGTATGGATTAAGTTTATTTCCATTTTTTGCGTATGGTTGTTTATTTTCTAAAAAATAAGGTAAAAGAGTAATGGCAAAATATTCGCGTTTTGTAAGTCCTGGAATTGGTGCCAGTACACGGCCAAGGTTGTCTTGAACTATTTGCGGCGGAAAGGCCGGAACATCATAAGTTTTGTGCATTGTAAAAGATTTTTAATTGTTTGTGGTAAATAAAAAATTTCTATTAGTAATAAAAGTGAAAAACAAAGTGGTGTTGCTACAAATAAAAAAAATAACAACTCACTAATAAATTCAACCTTCTTGCGCATGGTGTACCTCGGTTAAATGTTTCATAATTCTTTGGTATTCATCAATGCTATCATCAATTAAGGTTCGTAATTCCATTTGTAAATTGTATGGAATTAACCGTTGGTCAATAATAACACGGTCACCATCCGGAAAGGTAACTTCAAAATGTACCTGGGTGTCCGATAAATTTTTTCCAATGAATTGTAAAGTGTGAATTTTGCCATTTAGTTCGGCCAAGTAAGGGCCAACCTGGTTTAGTAGGTCTTTTTGCATGGTTCCAATTTTGGGTTAATAATCGTTTGTCAATACGAATTTATATTACTTTTTCACATATTAACAAAAAAAAATAATGCCATAACTGGGCATTATTCAAAAAGTAGTATAAATCAATAATTTATGAAAGAAATAGTTCCGCTTCTAATTTGCGGCGGTTTGTTAATCCTGGAACCTCTTTGCCTTGCACTTTATTCCAACGAATGAATTGTGCGGCAACTAAATTTTTATCGGTTCCATTATTCAGCATGCGAAGTAGTGTTGACCTGGTAAATGCACCAATGCCAATATTGTAAGCCAGTGAAGTTAATGCCGTTAATTGATTTGCATTAATAGGCACTTTTACTAATTTTTTTATTTGTGTTTCCAGGGCCGCCGTATTAATTCGCAACCAAGAAAGGGCCTTTTCTTTTGTAATAACATCACCCTTTTTTATAGGTAATCCGGTTTCCGGATTAATAGTGGTTCCATAACCTATTGTCCAAATATTACCGGTGTCCTGGTATGCCCTTAACCGTAATCCTTCAAATTGAGCAATAATTTTTGTTGCACTCACCTTTTTACTAATTAGTAAAAGGCCAACGATGGCCAGTGTAATAATATAGTTTTTTGCTTTTCGCATTCATTAAATGCCGGTCTTATCATAATCTTTGGCAACACCAAGGCCAAGGCCGGTTGTAATGGCGGTAATTCCTTCAACTAATTGCCCCTTGATAATTAATGCAACACCCGAAAAAATTGTTGCAATACCAAAAAAGGTTGTTTTCCAATTACGCGGTTTTTTTATTTTCATATTTTAAATAATTTATTGCATTGTAAACGATCGTGCCAACACCAATTGTTGCAAGTATTACTTTTTGTGTTTTATTTAGTTTTGGCCTGGATGCCGCATATAGCATAAAAGGCCCAAAAAAAACAACATCGGCAATTCTTACCAATTGTGTTTTCATTCCTTATCCATTAAATGAGCAACAATAATATCCAACTTGGTTTCCAACCTTGTAAGCCGGTCGCCATGTTCATCATGTTTTTGCAATTGTTTTTCCAATGCCTTTACACGGTTATTAAGTACACCCCAAGTGGCACCGGCACTAAAAATTGCACTAATTATTATTGTCAATAACTGGTTGTCCATCACTTTTCTTTTTTGTTTCTTCGGCAATTGCCTGGTTGCATTCACGAAGTTTTGTTTGCAACCATTCAATGTTTGCTAAAAGGTCATAGGCTTGTGCTTTGAGTTCCGTTAATTTGTCCATGATTAAGGTATTAAGGTTAAATTTAATTGCGTGCAAATATACTGGTAAGCCGCTAAATTAATATCCTGGCTTTCATCCCATGCCGTGTAATCCGCGCCGCTTATGATTGTATTTCCATTTGTAATAATAACATCATCATCACTGGAATTTGTTAAATACCAATAAAAGGTTGCATTATCTTTTAAATTATCAAAATTTATGCTTGCAAAAATTTTATTTGCAATTAATTGTTGACCGTTTTGCCAAATAGTTACTGGCTGAATTGAATATCCCATTTGTTTTTTTTTATGTTACAATTGCTAATTTGTAAAGTGTTCCACTAATATCAAGTTCAATATATTGTGTTGCATCAAGTACAACGGCGGCGGCAACCCTACTTCCGAACTTCCATGGCGCGGCCGTTCCAGTTGTTGGTGCCCCAGTTGTTATACTATCCGTTGTTTTGACGGTTCCGGTTACTTGTAATCTTTCCCCGGTATCAGTAGTGCTATTAATTAATATATTACCAGTATCGCCTCTAACTGTCATTCTTAATGTAGTTCCAGCGGAAAATTGGTTACCATTACCAGCCGATAATAAAAGATTATTTGATAAACTACCGGCGGCAACGGCTTGTACTTTACTTCCTACACCAGAACCAAAACGGTAAGTTGAACCATCGTAACCACCTATAATTAAACCACCCAAATCATCATTAACATTTACAATAATTGGTGCGGCAATCGTTCCTCTTGATTTTCGTGATTGAAAGAAAAAACTTGCCGAACTGGTTAAATTTGTTTGGGAAATAATATCCCCACGCGCGTGTATTCTTCCAGCACTTGCCGTACCTTCTAAACCAAAACCAGTATTGCCACTTGAATTAATAAAAAACTGTTGTGTTGAATTGGTAGCAAATGAAATTTCATTTGTATTGCTTAAATACATTCCATTTGTTGGTACTGTACTTCCGCTTGGTATAAAACTTGCGGCAGTCAATGAATCACTGATGATTGCAGTTCCAGTAACTTGTAATCTTTGTCCCGCGTCTATTGTAGTGCCAATCAAAGTATTACCAGCAAAGTAATTTTTAAAATTACTATCATCAATATAAATACCCCACCTATTTGTGAAAGTTCCAGAAACAGTTGCGGCACCCTGATATAAAGAATAGTAAGTTGTTAAAGTTCCAGTTGCATTAACAGTTGGGCCATTTAACCAAATGCCAAAACCAGTTGGAACAGTGGCAGTATTTCCACTTGTCGCACCTACATTATACGCATCACATCGTAAATGGCCCATATAACTTGAAACGGTACTTGTATTTGCACCACTTGAACCAACTGTTAATTGTGAACGCAAATTGTAAACTTGTGAACTGGTACCGCTATTGTGAACTGCGGTTGCTAAAATTGAACCTAAATTACTATTGTTAATTGTGCTTGGTACTGGTGGTGCAGTTCTAACATTAACGCGCATGCCAACTACATTTCCGTTTCCGGTGCTTAAATCAGTTGAAGTAATACGGTAACAATTTGAAACAATACCATTAATATTATTTGGTGCGGTTCCCGAAGTTGCTGAAAATGTTGGTTGAGTCCATAAACCCGTTACAGTATTAGCATTACTACCGCCGGTTGAATTATTTGAAAGTAAAGGTGCTAAAAAATTGCAAGTAAATGCCTGTCCACTGGCACCATTTGTACCACTAAATGCGGTACTATTTTGTAAAATAGCAGTGGTATATTCGGTTGTGTTTGTTGTTAAGTCATTGTTAGTAAAAGGATAAATACCAAAACCATTTATTTTTATTGTTCCACTTTGTGTAATTGTAGTAAAATCGGTTGTAGTTCCAAATAATGAACTTCCGCCAACAGTATTAAATAATGCATTATCCGTAAACCTGCCCGAACCACTTACATCAAATGTGTATGCCGGTTGGTCGGCAAGTGAACTGTATTGATAATTGATACCAACATATCGGCTTTGCTTATCAATTGTCAATACTTCTTTTGCACCACTTTCATCATAAATTGACCATCGGCGATAATCAGGGCCGCCAGTTCCAGTATACCCAACCTTATATTCATCTACTCCGCTATCATGATACATCATATAGGCGTTGCTACCGCCTTTTAAATGTAATAAAGTATTATTTCCTGCAATATCTAATTTACTACTGGGCGTAATTGTTCCAATTCCCAATCTTTCATTGGCAATATCCCAAAATAAATTATTGTTACCGCCTACACTATTGGAACCAGTCCAATAAGTAACCTGGCCGGCGGCACCACTACCGGTAACGGTTGAAGAACCAGGGCCGCCAATTAAATCCCAACCGGTTCCGGTGTCACGATAAATTTCAAAAGTATCGGTACTAACAAAGAGTCGGCCCACTTGTCCGGCACTGGGCCGGTTAGCAAATGTATTACTGTTAATACTGGGGGAACCAAGTTGATTAAGTATATTAAAATCTACAAACATTTATTATCCGATATATCTTTTGAATAATGCGGTCAATTGATTAACTCCGGTACCCGAAAAGTTAAATGAATAGACCTTTACCAATATTTCATCTTTATTACCGGTAATATTCCATGATTGGTTTGGTGTAAGAGTGAAACCATCAATGGTAACATTACTGGTACCCGTATTCACAAAAATTACACTGTTACAATTGGTATCAGTTTGTGAACTACTGGAAAAAATCTTTGTTTCAGTAATGTATTTTTGACAATTCATAAACATTTACTTTTATCCTTTGCGTATAAATCCGCATCGGTTGTTGTATCGGGTAAAAATGTGGTTTGGTCAACTACATCAGCAACCATTTGCCTGGCCGTACTGGATGCATTTTGAACACTTGGTGCATTAGGGCCGGTCTTTTTCTTGCGCATTAAATACCAAACAAGATACACACCGGCGGCAATGTAAATCCAATTTCTTTTCATACTATATTTTTAAAACATTACTTCATCACCGCCAATCCTGGGGAATGAAAATGTTGATAATTGTTTGGTTACGGCCTTTGCTTTCTTTTTGCTTATTCCTTTTTGCGCGGCCCTTTTTACGGCCGTTTTTTGCGCTTGTTTTGCCGCTTTTTGTCTTGCATCCTTGCCAAAAATGTTTTTTACAACATCGGTTGCCTTATCTAATAATGTCGGCCCTGGCTTGACTGTTTCAGCAAATTCACCTTCAAATTGCTCGGCGGTTTGTTTTATCGGAACATCAGCCGTAACGGTTACACGCGGCCGGCGGCGGAAATACATAAAGGCCAAGGCACCGCCAATTAATAAAATTGGTAATAAATTCTTTTTCATCACTTGTTTTTTAATTTGTTTGTAAATGAAAGCAATGTTTCCAATTGCTTATCACTTAATCCATCCCAAGGCAAAATGCCACCGCCATTTGTTAAAAATGTAAGTAAATCTTCACCGTATATTTGTGTAAATACATCGGATAAAAAACTTACTTGTGTTTTTGCTTTCAGTTGTGAAAAAACTCCCACGATCGCGTTAAAATCATCTTGGAATATTCCAAATGCATTGTGAATGCGCCGTGCATAATTTTCAGCCGTTGCCCTGGTAATTAATGTTCCGCCATATCTTTTGTAATAAGCCGGTTTCCAGTAACTAATTGGGTTCGTAATTTCTTGGCTTGCACTTTTCGTGCCAGGCCCGGCGGCAATACCACCGGCAATCAATAACCGCTTAATGGCCGTGAATGCCAGTAAGCCGCCACCGATTAATACAACATCGGTTGTTGATATTTTAATTCCTTTTGCCATTATTTACGAAGCATTGACAATAAAAATGTAATTTGACTTTCGGGCATTTCAGCAAGTTTTGCCAAATCATCCGGTGTAACACCTTTTGCAAATAATGTTTCAATAATTCTTTGCAAATCTTCGGCGGTATGTGTTCCACTTATGTGTTGCACTCTTGGTTTCATAAAGTTTCCGGCTAAATTTCCCAAAATTCCAATTAACATTTGTTGCACTTGTGGTTGTTGTAACATACCGGCTAAAATGCTTGATGGTGTTGCCTTTTCTTCTTCTTCTTCTTCATCTTCCAATTCGGCTAACCTTTCGGCACGAATGGCCCTTAATTCATTTAATATTTCGGTGTCACGGTCATTTCTTCCAACATATTGGCCCGGCATCATGCCCATCATGTGCGCCGGCTTTTCGTTTGCAACAAAATACATCCCAACGGTATCTTCCAACTTTTTTTCTTTGGTACCTTTTATGTTACCAACCGTTAAATGATAATTTTCAAAATCATCTTGCGGAATAAAATTGAGCGCAACGGCCAATCTTTCGGCACCTTCTTCCTTACTTTTTCCATGGTACATGCCTTGTCTATACTTCAATGCCGGCTGAAACCGGCAAAGTTCCCATGCGGCTTGTTCCTGGTCATTATACCAGTTCATCACTTGATTAATACTTCTCAAAGTAGGTACGGCGGCCATGTTGATTAATTAAATATAGTAAACACCAAAAATGAATGAAAAATTTGCAGTGTTTGCCGGTGCGTTTGCTATTGTTACAAATGACTTATCCCAAGTAACTTTTTGCCCTTGGAATTCATACAATGCGCGAACAAAAGGTGTACTTGCACCGGTTGTTGCTTGTGTACGAACTAAACTAATCAAAGGAATACGGTACAAATCTTGCCTTTCATTGGCATACAGTACCAAATAACTTTTTTGCAAAATTGCGGCGGTTGGTGTGGCAACATTGTTCGGACTATTTGTTACAGTATCAACACCAAATGTTTCCATTGCAAGCAATGAAGTGTAACGAAGTTTTGGTAAGTCCGGGAAACTCCATTGTGTATTTGTTTGACCGGTTGTGGCTACACCTGGAACCAGTAATTCAACCAGTTCGTATTTAGCGGCTTTGAATGCCATTTTGATAAAATTTACTTTTTTTTAAAATAAGGGCCGGCCTAAACCGGCCCTTTGTTTTTTTACCAGTATTAACGAACTGGTGTTACATTTTGTGCAAGGTGACCTCTCAAAATTAGGATGGCACGGCTGTTTGTTTCAACGGCGGCCATTGCGCTTGCAAGTTGAACTTGCAATGTATTTTGTTTGGAACCTACTAAAACCCAACCTGGCTCAATTGGATAAAATGCACTTGTTCCTCCATCTTGTTGGTCGCGGTAATCAATACCGGAACTTGTATAATCAGCATCCGCGGTTGTTTGTTGTTGCGGTACTGAATAATGGCGGTACAAATCGTAAGCAGGCACAATTTGGCGGTTGTTAACAGTCAAAGAAAGTGAACTGTTATACCAGTTGAATAAACTGGTCGCGGTATTTGCGGCACTGAATACGGTTGTGTTTGGATAAGTACACAACTGGAAATTTGTTGCGGTGCTTGAACTTGGTACACCGAAGAAAAGTCCAATTTGAGAAACATAAAATGCATCTTGCAAATTCAATCTTTGTTCAAGGTTGGTTGCGGCGGTTGCGCTTGCGCTAACATCGTTAACCAATACTGGAAATTGATAATTTGTAATGCTTGTTGAAAGGGATACTTCCAGGCGCAAATAACTTTGTGAAAGTACGGCTTGACCTAATGAAAAGCCGGCGCGCTGAATACCCTCTTTTGCCTTTTCAAAGGCGAGGCGGCTACCTACTGTTGATGCCATGTTTTTTGTTGTTCAGTTCGTTGCCCTGTCCCCGGCTTTTTTTTAAAATAAAGGTGAATGCAAGTGTTATGCAATTAATAGTCCTCACCATCTTCATCCATTCCGGCCAATACACTCAAATCATCACCGGCCATAACATCGTTATCACCGGAAATAACTGAAATGCCATCGGGAATTTCACCAACGGTTACTGGAAACTCCATTGTGTCCATTGCACCAAGCGCGGGAACCAGGTTGCCAATTAATCCGGCACCACCGGCGGCAATCATTCCATTGCCCAATGATTTTCCAATGTCACCTTTCACGATTGTGGGAAATACAAATCCAATTGCAGTTACTGCCACATTTTTAATACGGTCATCACCAATTGGTAGCATTGCCGCCACTTTCTTGCCAATTACGGCACCGGCGATAATTCCAAGGGCCGCGGTAATATTTGCTTTTCCTACCGCACCCATTCGGCGGCCACTTCTACGGCGGCGCGCACTTTTTCTTTTTCTTGCCATCTGTTTTTTTTTATTTCAAGTTAATACATCCATTTACCACAACAAGTTATTGGCGAACCATCCAGGCGAATTTTTTACAATTCTATCTTTCGCATGTCTTATCTTATACAATCTTCGCCGTTTGTTGGCTATTTGGGAACCGAATAATTTTAAATAATTCGGATAATCTAAATAACCACTGGCACCAACACTTGTCAAATAATATCCATTTTTATCAAACACATCAATTTTTTTGCCTTTCCTGGTACTGGGCCGAACAATTACATTCAATTGCCTGGCTTTTCTTTTGGTGTATGGCAATATTTTATACATTATTCAGGTAAATTACCTAAATCAAATTCTTGTTTTGTTCTCATTGCATATTCAGTGGCCAATAAATTTCTATCATTCGTATCTAACAAATCGTACCATTTATCACCACGGCTACCAAATTCCTTGTTATATTTTTTCAATGCGGCATCAATAAAATATCGCCATAATTTTGCCGCTTTATCTACATCAAAAGTACCTTTCTTGTATTTTTTTGAAAGGTTGATTAATATAGGCCGGCGATATTGATAATACAACTGGCTATCATTATCAGCAAATAATTCAATTTCTCTTGCCGCATCTTTATCACGATAAGTGGGTAAATCACCGATGCTTTTTCTTTTTGCAACTGTATATCCATGTGTTAATCGGTAACCTTTTTTTTCTAATTGTTTCCTTAATTCTTTACTTTTAACTTTAATCCCACTAACAACACGAATATTCACATTGTGACTTTTTGTGTCCGTGTGCATTTCAGTTCCTTTTCTTTTGGTTGCTTTAACCTTTGTTGCACTTTTCTTTTTCACTGCACCAAGTTTTTTACCTTTCTTTTGTTTTGAATAAGAAATGGCAAATGCTTGTTTAACCGCTTGTGCTTGGGTTAACTTTGGATTTTTCTTGCGAAGTTTTGCGGCCTCTTTTACAACGGCTTTAAATTTTGCCCTGGCTTGTCTTTGTTTTGCAGTCATATCACTTTCTTGTTACAAAATACACAACGGCGGCACCGCCAAGTATTAAGGGTAAAAAATTTGGTTTGCCGGTTGTTGTTGTTGTTACCGGTGTTGTTTCTTCAAATACCTGGTTGGAAATATCAATATTTTCAGCCTCTTTTGCGGCCTTGGGTTCCAATGCCTTTTTGGCTAATTCCTGGGCCTTTTGGTTCAATGCATCTTTGCCAAGTTGTACCAGTTCCGCCGGTTCAATTCCAATGCTCTTTAAAACATCAGCCACTTTTACAAGTAATGGTGCGGCGGCGGCGGCGGTTGCGGCGGCCGGTGCCGCACCAATTGTTTCGTTACCAAAAATTCTTTTTTTCTTACTTCCTTTATCAAATGCATTTTTTAATGCTTGCATTTTTCCGCCAGCACCTTCCCAAAAATGTTCAATCTTTGTTGGTGCCTTTTGCCAACCTTTTTGAAGTTTATTTGCCAGGCCGCCAAAATTCAGCGCAACCAGGGCCAAAAATGCATTGCGTACCGGTGCGGCGGCTACTTTTAAAACAACCTTTGCACCTTTTTTCAATGTTTGCTTAACTGTTCGGCCGGCCGCCTCGCGTGCCGCTTTCACTTCTTGTTTAGCGGCTTTTTTTGCAACCTTTGTCGGTGCCGCTTTTTTGGTTGCCTTGGCTTGTTTCAGTCGCGTTTTTTGTTCCTTGGTTGCGCCAACTCCGGATATTGAATAAAGGGCCATATTTTTTTTGTCTATTGAATAATTGTAAGGTTTTTTATAGTCAAATTCTTTTAACACGGGATCTATCCAAATTTCATTACTTGTACCGGGATTAACAACAACAAACACATGTTGTGGTTGCTTGTCAAAAATTCGGTAACTGGAAAAACGGTAAGCAAATGGAATTCCCAAGTTTTGCAAAATACCACCGGCAAACAGTGAATAATGTTTGCAATCACCATGTCCGGTTGCAAGAATGGCCGCCGGACTTTTTACGGTTTGTCGGTTGCCTGGTTCAATCACATATTTCACATTCTTTTTCAAAAAATTGAAAATGCGCTTTGCCGTTTCTCTTTTGGTAGGTGCCTTAAAAAAAGAACTAATTTGGCTATATTCCGGCGCATGTATTTTGTGCGCCTCGGTTATTGCCTCAATAATATCACCGGTTGACTGGTCGGCAACAATCATTTGTTGCTTGTTTTTAAATGGTTCCAACCGGCCCATTATTGTTGTTGCATCCATTATCAAATAACTTTTGTTTCAGCAATTGGAATAACCAATCCATCCACATTTGCCGAACCGGTAAAAGATGCATTTACCTGGCCGGCCGGACTTGTTAATAATTCACGAATTGAATTGAACACACCAATTGCGGATGGCCTTGCACTTAATCGCAACATGCTTTCACTATTTGGCTGAATAATCTGGTCACCAAATGCACTAACATTTGCCAAATATTCACCATTCACGGAAACACTACCGGTTACACTTTTAACAGTTACTTGTTGATTGGTTGGGTTTTGTACGGCAAAATCTACATTGATGACCGGTGCAAAAAGTGTGCCGCCTGGTCGCAATCCGCGAAGTACAAAATTTGCCTTTTGGCCAAATGAAAATCGTGATAAAAAATATAAGGCGGCGGCACCACCTACTAACCACAGTATATTTCGCATTCCTTTATTGGATGCGGCTTTTTATTCTTATGTCGTTTGTCACTTCTAAATTACAAAAAACATTTGCGAATAACAAAATTCACTTTCTAACAATTATTCACATTCACATTTTTTGTTTCCGTGTGCATGCCTTTGTGGGGCTTGCACAACGGAAACAAAGT